ATGAGCGAACAGAATTCAAAAGTTATCATTAACGAGCGCATCGCGACAGATCTGAAAACATCCGACTTTTTCTACCACCTCCCCGAGGAACAGATCGCCCAGCATCCTGCTGAAAAGCGAGATGGCTCCCGTCTTTTGGTGGTCAACCGTCAGGATCACAGTCTGACCCATCAGCATTTTTACGATATCATTGATCATATCAATCCGGAGGACGTGCTGGTCATCAACAACTCCAAGGTCATCCCCGCCCGTCTGTACGGTCACGCCGAGGGCAGACCCGACGCGGGCATCGAATTACTCCTGCTTCGCCAACACGATCTGGACACTTGGGAATGCCTTGTCAAGCCCGGTAAGCGTGCCCGACTCGGTCACCGTATGGTGTTTGGAGAGGGAATGCTCACCGGCGAGGTCGTGGACATGGTGGAGGAAGGGAACCGCATCATTCGTTTTAGCTATGACCGTGAAAAGTATGAAAATATCTACAACATCCTCCACGAGATCGGCCTCATGCCCCTGCCGCCCTATATCACAGAGCAGCTGAAGGATCGCGACCGTTACCAGACGGTCTACGCCAAGACCGAAGGCTCGGCGGCAGCCCCCACGGCGGGTCTCCACTTCACCCCCGAGCTGCTGAAAGCCTTGCAGGACAAGGGGGTAGCTATCGCTCCCGTCATGCTCCACGTGGGACTGGGTACCTTCCGCCCCGTCAAGGAGGAGGCCATCACCGACCACGTCATGCACAAGGAATTTTTCACCGTTCCCGCCGAATCCGCCCGCATCATCAACGAGCGCCGTGCCGCCGGGGGGCGGGTCATCTGTGTGGGCACCACCTCCTGCCGCACATTGGAGAGCGCCTCGGACGACAGCGGTATCGTCCACGCCATGTCCGCCGACACGGGTATTTTTATCTATCCCGGCTATAGGTTCAAGGCTACCGACGCCCTCATCACCAACTTCCACCTGCCGGAATCCACCCTGCTGATGCTGGTGTCTGCCTTCTACGACAAGGAGCATATGATGAAGGCCTACGAGACGGCGGTGGAGGAGAAGTACAGATTTTTCTCCTTCGGGGATGCGATGCTGATACTATAAAAGAAACTCGAAAGGGCAGGAAAAGCTCAAAAACCCTTGTATTTCAAGGCTTTTTGACTTTCAGGGATAAATACACACCGATCAAAAAAACACCGCCCAAAGCGTTTCTTTAATCTTTTTGCGGGGCAAAACTGATGAATCGTGCAGGTTTCACAAACGCATAAAATGACCCCAAAAATGAATATCGAAAATGAAAATGCAGTCAAGCGATTTTGCCTGACTGCATTGTTTTATTTCTTGTAGGTGAACTCGTGGCGCATACCGTTTTTGAAAACGATAGCAGACACGTTTCCATCTGTAACCTCGATTCGCTCGACGACGCTCTGCACGAAATTTCTCGGGATCGTAGCTTCGATGCCGCGAATGTATTTTTCGTAGTCGATGGTCTTTTTGTCGAGGAGTTTCTCGACCATAATGAAATAGCTCGCCTTTTTGATAAAGGATTCGTCTGTGATCGGTCTGATCTTGTCTTCGGTGTTCAGCTCATTCAGGCGAGCATCGACACCGGCAAGCTCGTCTGTCAGCTTCTTCCGTTCGAGAATGTATTCAGCTTCGGGCGTTTCCTCATCTCCGAACATATAAAGCTGGCGCAGGCGGTTGATTGCTCGCTCGATGATATGCTTTCGATTCAGGAGCATATCCCTCTCATCAACCCTGACGTCATCAATCTCGGTTATGAATGACGGTTTGTATTCGAGGCCCGACTCGCCTTGCTCAAATAGGGAGTTCAGTTGAGACAGACCGCCCTCGCTTATGGATTCCACGAAGAAGAATGGAGTTCCTTGAAGCAGCTTCTTCCGAAGAGTATCAAGATCGAATTTCTTTCCGCTGTTCTTGGCTCGTATGATGTTGGCAATATAGTTGAGCACGAAAGGACCGAGAACTGCATCGGAAATGTATTTGTTTGAGCAGGCTTTCGAATTCTTGCGACGGCGGGAACATCCGTAAATAGACGGTCGCCATCCGTCGGCTCTACGCTTATCGAGAGTGGCTGACATCAGGGATCCGCAGACACCGCATTTTACGAGCCCTCCGAAAATATGCACGTTGTTTCGCTCGTAATTGCCGCCACGCTGCACTCCGCCCCTGCGGTTGCGCTGAAGCAAGAACTGAACTCGGTCGAACTGCTCGTGAGTGACGATGGGCTCGTGATGTTCCTCAAAGGTTATCCACTCTTTGTCCTCTCGCTTCTTTGTTCCTCTGCCGTCCTCGTGTACGTTGTAGATGTACGTTCCGATGTAGAATGGGTTCGACAGAATCTTATGAACGGTGGTCGGACTCCACTCTTTGCCGTTCTTGGTCGTGTATTTCTTCTCGTTCAGGTATCGGCTGACGTAAATAAGAGACTGGTGTTCCTCATACATATTGTAGATCATTTTGACGATCTTGCCTTCGACGGAATTTATGGTGAATGTCTTCTGTTCCTTGCTCCAATCGTAGCCGTAGGGAATGCGACCGCCGTTCCACTGTCCGTTGGTGGCTCTTGAAAGCATAACGGCAGTAACACGCTCGGAGGTCATATTGCGCTCCAGCTCCGCAAAGATCAGAATGATTTTTAGCATAGCCTCGCCGATAGCCGAGCTGGTGTCGAATTGTTCGTTTTTGGAAACGAACGTGACGCCGAGCTGTTTTAGCTCCGCATACATTGTCGCGAAGTCGAGCAGGTTTCTGCTGATTCGGTCTATCTTCCAGACGAGGATGTGAGAGAACTCACCTGTACGAAGCCTATCCATCATCTGCTGATATGCAGGGCGGTCTGTGTTCTTTGCAGAGTAGCCGGGATCTTCGAATATAACGTAGTCCTTGATGCCGAGAACCATCTCGCAGTATGCCGAAAGCTCGCGCTTCTGTACCTGCAATGAATCTTTGTCTATCTGCCAGACCGTTGAAACACGAACGTAAATGGCAACCTTTTCGGCTGTCACTTGTTCGAGAATTGATTTTTTTGCCATTTCTTCCTCCTTTGTAGTGGAATATCTGCGGACTTTCCGCAGGACATTCTGACGATTATCCAAGCATAACCGTAACCGTAACCTGAACCGTAACCGTAACCATATCTTAACCGTAACTGAATAGTCCTTGCGGAGCAAGTTGGCACGAAAAGGATAAAAATAGGGCAGGTGTCGAGAACGACTCCTGCCTATTCTCATTTGTCTTGAATAGCGACAGAAAATTGTTCCGATGATGCGATGAAGTCTTGTTTGCTACGCAAGACCGTATCCATATCGGCATAGTAGAATCCGCTTGCGTTTTCGTATGGCGGAGTTTTGCATCGTTTCGTAGCGATGAAGTGCTTATAAGATTCAAGGAAGTCATCAGCAAGAGGAGGAAGAACTCCGTGCTTGTCGAGAGCCGCCTTGATTCTTCCGGGAACGATCCACAAAGCAGAATCGCCCGAGGATATGCCGAAGGTCATAAGCGGATAGGTGTGCTCGCCATCGGGAGAGAAGCGGATAGTCAGTTCGGTCGGAGCGATTCTCACACTCAAACCGCTGATAGATTCGAGATCTGCAATCAGCTCGTAGATGTCATCGGGGTCGTACCCACCGTTGGATGCGAAAGCATCAATGAACTCACGGCGAGAAAGGATCGGCTTTCGAATATACTTTGGGGATTCACTTTCCGAAGGTTCCTCGATCTCGACGAGTGCTCCGCCCACGTTTACCACGGTTCGCTCCAAAACAGCCGTTTTAGTCAGCAGGTTCGGAATGACTACGACATCTTCACCGTGCTGGTATATCTCCATTTCGGCGAGAGCGAGGCGAAATTGCATAGATGTGTTTTCGTTCAGGAAATCAGCGAGCTGTTGCACGTTAGAGCGGATGCCGTCGCCTACAATCATAAGCAAGAACTTCGCTTTGCTCAAAGATTGGTTTACTCTGTCGGTGAATGCGCCACCGTCGGCGTAGCTCAGGTATCCTTTGCGAATCATCAGGTCGAACAGGTCATACGCCTGACCTTCCTTGCGGAAGTAGTAATCGTTTGCTACCTTGTTCAGCATTTCACAGTCCCACTTTTGCAGTTCCTTGGCGTAGTCAATGATTTGAGCAACGACCGTGCGGCGGGACTCCTGATTACGAAACAGTTTTGTTTCTGCTATGACGATATTGCCCGACGCTGATACGTACAGATTGTCGATATAACCCTGTGTGTCGCCGGATCCGACAGGAACCTCCCGACCGATGCAGACGAGAGAAGAGAATTCCTCGCCAAGATCGGATGCCGGAATAAGAGCCGGGTTGTCCGCCAGAATCTCTTGCAACCATTCCTCGTTGAAGGATCCTGACATAAACGGGATGCGCTTCATCTGCTCGGCATTGCCGTTGGAATCAATCAGCAGAGCAGGTCGCGATGTTTTTTCGTAATAGATCATTTTTGCTCCTTGTATTTGCCAAGAACCGCCTGCACAACTCGACGGTCATCGGGTGACGCGAGAGAATAGAGACTCGCAACCTCTTGCACTTCCTTTGGCATGACGTCGAATTTGTCTCCGTTGATGCCAAGGAGCCAGTCGATAGATACGTTGAAGTATTTCGCAATTTTTACAACATAGGGGAGATCGGGGGTTCTGTCGCCCGAAAGATAACGAGAGATAGTCGCCGCGCTCGCGTTGACCTCTTCCGCAAATGCTTTGATCGTAACGCCACGGACGTTGATGAGGTTACGAAGATTTTCTCTGAAGAATGAGTAGTCCATATAGTATCTCCTTACCAAGAAGTGATTTTCGAATTACCGTTTGATTCATTATACTATAAAATCTGTAATTTTTCAAGGATTTCTGAAAAAATTTCGGAAAACCTATTGACATTTACCGATTGGTAATGTATAATATACACGACGGTAAATTCCACCGTCGAATACTACACAGAAATGAGGTGAACAGAATGAAACCGCTTGAAATCAGAGGAGCCCGCGCAAGGCTTGGATACACACAGCAGTTTATGGCTAACGAACTCGGCATATCCACAGCATCGTACTCCGCTAAGGAGAGGGGTGAAACGAAGTTCGCCGACACCGAAAAGGTAAAGGTCGCAAAACTGCTTGGATGGTCGCTCGCTGAGATGAACGACTTTTTATTTGACGGGCAGTTACCGATTGGCAACCCCGAATGAACAATAAGGAATTTTATTTTTCTCACGAGGTTGCCGATTGGTGTCCTCTTGCTGACCTTCTGGTATTATTATACCGCAAAAGGAGGGCAAAGAAAATGGGTCGTGATGCTACAAAAGCCGCAGGAAATCCTTGGTTCGAAGCAAGGAAAAAGGCGTCAGCATATGACGACAGGCTACGAAGTCGAGAGGGAGCAGCAGAGCTGCTTGGAATGTCCGTCTCGTCGGTAGCAGATGCAGAACTCGACCTTTCGAAATGTATGCCAGTAGATAAGGCGGTCCTTATGGCTGACCTTTATAAAGCACCGCATTTGTTGAACTACTACTGTTTGAACGAATGCCCGATAGGACACAGACATTGCATTTCCGACGAGGTTGTTGACATCGAAAGAGCAACATTGAAGCTCCTGAAGATCTTGGATGAGCAGAAGCTCAACGAGGTCAAGAGGAAACTGATCGAAGTTGCCGAAGATGGAGTTGTCTGCGAAAAGGATGCGCCCCATTTGCAAGAGGCTTTGGAGTACCTGAAAGAACTGTCAAAGATAGTGAGCGAGTTGAAAATCATTGGCGATATGGTCTTGGGAGGAAACGATGGAGAACAGCAACGATAGGATTCTCGAAATCTTAAAAACTGAATACAACATCACCTCCGAAAAGGCTCTTGACAAGAAGATCAAGAAGCTCGGTTGCATTGACATTTCGGTGTTCCGCAAAAAGCCGGCAAAGAAGGTCAAAGCAACCTGAAAGGAGAAAAGGTATGGAACAGCAGGCAGAGAAGCTGTACGGAATCGTACAGAAAGTTCAGCGAGAGATCGGTTACAATTTTTCGGCCGATGAAATCGCAAAGATTTACGCTTACACCGTTAGAAAGTGCGAGGTGAACGGAAAGGGAGGCGGCTATGTTCCGATCCTGTTCGAGAATGAACTCACCGATTATCTCACAAGGTTCGAAATCAATAGAATGGGGGGAATCAACAGATGTGCGAGATTTGCCACTACACTCCTTGTTTGAGCGGATGCCCAAATGCTCCCGAACCGCCCTCGATTGGCCAATGTAAGTTTTGCGGAGAGGATATTCAGGTAGGCGAGGAGTATTTCGAGTATGACGGAAAGAAGTATCACGAGGAATGCTTCAGCGATTGTGCAGTTTCCTTGCTTATGGAGAACGGCGCAGAGCTGAAAACAGCCGAAGAGGAGGTTCCTGATTATGACCCCTACGACGATTGAGATCCCCGAACTCCACGAACTTACCTTCGAAGACAGCACCCATACCTATCGCCTGAACGGTGTCATCATACCGAGCGTTTCGACCTTGATGGAGCCACTGATAGCCGCTAAGTATAACGGAATCAGCGAAGCCACCCTCAACAGAGCGGCAGATAAGGGAACGTCGGTACACAACGCCATCGAGAACTACATCAAGTTCGGCATCGAGGATGTTCCGCCCGAACATCAGCCGTATTTCGATGGATTCCTTGAATGGTGGAACGAGAAGAAACCCATACCGGTAGCCTCGGAGCTACGTTGTTACCACAAGTTATTGATGTACGGAGGGACGCTCGACCTCTTGGTTATCGAGGATGGAATCCTCACCCTGACCGACATCAAGACCACATATACCGTTTACGATATGACCTGCCGAGTACAGCTCGAAGCGTATTCGCAGGCACTCGCATCTCACGGACTCCGTATCGGCAAGAAACAGATCTTGCATCTCACGAGAGACCGAGGAAAGAAAATACACGACCACTACCAACTGCAAGATGCAGAGGCGTGGAGAGTGCTCGGTTCATTGAAGTGCGTACACGACTATATCGGTCGTTACAAATAAATTTTTTTGAAAGGAGTGTCAGTATGAACGAAGCAGTAGCAGTAAAAAGCGAAGCCCTTGTCCTTGACACAGCCGAGAACGAACAGCTCGGCAAAGAAGTAAGCCTGATCGAAACTCAGGCATCCGCAGTAGTCGTAGCGTCCGAAGCGGACTACGCGGCGGCGGGAGACCTTACCAAGACCGTGAAAGCAATGCAGAAACAGGTCAAAGAGTATTGGGATCCGCTCCGCGTGGCAGCCAAGAAGACTTACGACGATGTGCTCGCCAAAAAGAAGGCGATGCTCGATCCCCTCGAAGCCGCGGAAAAGATCCTGAAAGGTAAGATGACCGAGTTTGTGCTCGAACAGGAGCGCAAGCGCAAGGAACAGGAAGAGGCGATGAGAAGGCTCGCTCAGGCAGAGATCGACCGTAAGCTCGAAGAAGCGGCGACCGCAGAAACGAACGGAGATACAATGGGTGTCGAGTTCGCAATGGCGGAAGCAGAGGTTATGCAGGGCATCGCAGAAGCAGGCTCCATACCCACGCAGAAACCGAAGGCAGATGGTGTATCGACCTCGAAGACGTGGAAGATCACGGGTATCGACGAATCGAAGGTTCCCGTTTCCCTCTGCGGAGCGGTCATCAGACCTGTCGATGAAAAAGCGGTTCTCGCTCTCATCAAGGCGACGAAGGGCAAGATCGAAATTCCCGGTATCACATTCGAAGAATCCGTCACGATTAGCGTGCGTTCTTAAATAAATTACAGGAGGCAAAGAAATGTCAAACGAATTGATGGCAGTAGAGTTCAAGAGTCTTTCGGGTCTTATGGTGAAGCTCGACGCCAACACCGTCAAGAACACGTTGACGAGAGGTAACGGAAAAGTTACCGACCAAGAGGTGGCGATGTTCCTTCGTACCTGTCAGGCAAAACAGCTCGATCCGCTCGAAAACGGCGAGGTTTACCTGATTAAGTACGACGACAAAGCACCTGCTCAGTTTGTGGTAGGATGCCACGCTTATATTCGTAGAGCCGACCACTTCCCTGAATACAGAGGATACAAGTCGGGAATCACGGTTCTGAGAAAGTCTCAGAACGGAGAGATGTCAGTTGTTCAGAAGGAGGGGTCTTGTGTTTACAAGGCTCTCGGTGAGGAACTGATCGGCGGATGGTGCAGGGTACGCAGAGAACGCTCGCCCGGAAACATTGAGGAGACTTTCGTTGAGGTTTCCCTCGAAGAGTACAGCTCGGGGCAGAGCAACTGGCGTTCCAAGCCTGCAACTATGATTCAGAAGGTCGCAAAATCTCAGGCGTTTAGAGCCGCGTTCCCGAACGAGTACGAGGGCATCTACACCGTTGACGAGATTCAGGCTTCGGGCGCGATCCCTGCTGATTATGTCGTGGTCGAAGAGACTGGAGAGGTCGTGGCTGCAAAGCAGGAGCCCGTAGTCACCAATGAGCAGAGACAGGAATTGTTCCGTGTTGCGAAGCAGCTCTTCGCGGATGAAGCGAATGCCATCGTCAAGCAGGTATTGAGCGAGGAGGGACTCACATCTACGGAGGGTATGCTTGTATCTGTCTTCAACAGAATCGTAGAGAGAGTCAAAAAACTTGCAGAGGAGAGAGCGCAGACGCTCAACGCTACTGCAAATGACACCTCTGCCGAATAACCTTTGGTCGTGTCCCAAAACCAAGAAAGATAGGCGGGTGAAGATATGGCTTGGATAAGCGTACACGCTTGCGTGGATGGACCGAAGTTACGAGATCTTCGCAAGAAATTGAGATGCTCCAAATTCGAAGCAACAGGCATACTCGTCTATCTGTGGCTTTGGGGGCTCGAAAACGCGGAAAAGAACGGTCATATTCTCAGCGCGGACAGAGAGGACGTGGAGGAGTGTTTTGGAAGCTCTGGATGCAAGATTCCGACAAACCAAATCGTAGATGCCCTGATAGAAACCAAGTGGATCGACGAAACTCCGGACGGACTCTACTTGCACGACTGGGAAGAATGGCAAGAGCAGTGGTATAAAGCCAAGGCTCGAAGAGAAAGCGATAACGCGAGAAAGAAGGAAAGCAGACGAAAGATGGCGATGAACGGCGGATCCCCGACCGATGATGAAATTTCCGCAGATGTGTCTGCGGAAATTCCTGTGGACACTCCGCAGATTGTCTCCGATGAAGAAGGCTCGGAAGACGATGCGCCTCCTGCTCCTCCTGAAACGAAGAAAAAAGAATCAAAATACACGACAGACTTTGATGAATTCTGGAGCGCGTATCCCCGAAGAGTCGATAAGGGCGGTGCCTACAAGAAGTACCAAACCCGAACGAAAGAGGGGTTCTCTCCTGCGGAGTTGTTGCTCGCGGCGAAGAATTACGCCCTGCAATGCAAACAGCTCGGCACGGAGCAAAGATACATCAAACACCCTGCGACCTTTTTGAGTGACACCAGACCGTTTCTCGATTTTTTGCCGAAGAATACCGAAGTCGCGGCGACCGAAGAGGTGCAGGAGGGAAACCCTTTCCGAGATTGGAGTGAGAATTGATGGAGAACCGCATTGATATAGACGACTACAAAATGCCGGAAGAAGACGGCTTCAAACGTATGAGCGGTTCGGGTCTTGATTTGTTCAGAAGCATCGCTTCTGTGGCTATAAGAGCTCAGAAGAAAAGACCCAGCGACTACATAGCGACCGATGGGCTTCTTCATTGCGGCGTTTGCAAGGAAGCGAGACGCGAGTATCATCAATTCGAAGAGACGGTCGGAGAGGAGAAAAGAATCACCCCGGTTGAGATAACACGGGCTTGTAAGTGCGATAGAGAGAGGCGAGCTGAGGAGGAGCGAAGGAAGAAAGCCGAAGCCGAAATGCAGAGGATTCAAAAGCTCAAAAAGCAGAGCCTTATGGACGCCAAGTTCGCAGGAGTATCATTTGATACCTTGCAACTGACACAGCACAATCAGAAAAACCTGAAGCTGTGCAGGAGCTACGCCAAGCGTTTTGACGAAATGCTCGCCAAGTCGCAGGGATTGCTTATGTGGGGGAATGTAGGCACCGGCAAAAGTTACGCCGCCGCCGCGATTGCTAATTTCTTGCTTGCTCAAAAAGTCCCTGTTGTTATGACATCGTTTGTAAAGATTGTCGAGGATATTCAGTTGAAGAAAATCAACGAAAGCGACTTTTTGGATTCGTTGTCTTACGCGAAGCTCGTAATCTTTGATGATCTTGGCGCAGAGCGAGGGACGGATTTCGCGGCAGAGATCGTTTACAATGCGATTAATGACCGCTATCAAAAAAAGCTCCCTATGATTATCACGACAAACAAGACTTTGCCCGAGATGCAAGAGGAGTTGAACCCGAAGTATTCCAGAATCTATGACAGAATATTCGAGGTATGCTACCCGATGCAGTTCACGGGACCGAGCTGGAGGCGAAAGATCGCCGCGAGCAATTACGATGCGATGCAGTCGCTCCTCGAAGACGAAGAGTGACGGAAAGGAGATATATGAGCAAACTGGTTTCCAAAGGCTACCTGAAGATAGGTAACGAAGAAGACAGAAAAGCCGTAGCCTCCATTCTCTACAAGAACGGATACAGCGTTGCTCCCGTGAGGTGCAAGAGAAACGGAAAGACGTATGAATATTATGTCAAGTACGAGATGATCGGATCCGACAAGGGATATGACGTTTCAGAGAAAGAGGTCGGCTATGAAGAAAGTTAGATTTGAAGTTCCCGGAGAGCCGACCGGCAAAGGCAGACCGAGATTCTCAAAGTTCGGAGGACCTCGGAGCCCCGAAAAGACGGTTTTGTACGAGAATCTTGTCAAGACGTGTTATAGCTCCCAATGCCACGATTTTATGTTCGAGCAAGGGAAGCAGCTTGATGTGAGAATCATCGCCTATTACGCCATACCGCAAAGCGTAAGTAAGAAAAAGCGCAAGCGTATGATCGACAAGATCGAGCGTCCGCTCAAAAAGCCAGATGCCGATAACGTCGTTAAGGTCATACTCGACGCACTCAACAAGATCGCGTATTACGACGATACGCAGGTCGTAGATTTGCAGATACGCAGGTTCTACGGCGAGAATCCGAGGACGGTTGTTACCATCGAGGACATCACGCCCTCAACGGAGGTATGATATGGCACGAGAACTTGAATTCGACGGCTACTGGGAAGGCAATACCGTCTATTCCTGCGATTGCTGTCACAAGACCCGAAAGTTTCGCTTCGATAGCGAAGACGAAGCATTTTCCAAAGAACACCGAAAGGTTCTCCGCTCGGAAGGGTGGGTTGCCACGAAGGTGAACGACCAATGGCACGATTTCTGCGGAGAGAGATGCCGAAATAAATACATCAGAGAACAAACGATATAAAGGAGAAGCACGAATATGTGTACGAAAAATGATTTGCAGCTCAGCCTGAACGGCGATACCTTTCAGGCATTGAAAACCGACTTCGACTCGATCCTCGCAAGAACCATCGGCAATATGGAGATGAAGGGCGCAGATGAGGCGACCATCACCATCAAGCTCGGGATCTCGCTCGAAAAAGTGAACAATGGCTCCTACGACGAAGCCAAGGAAGTTACCAAGCCCTCGTTCAAGCACGATATTTCCTCCGTGATGCAGGTCAAGGATAAGAAGACCGGCTCTCTCTCGGGTGACTATGAGCTCGTTTGGGACGAAGAGGAAAAGAAATACGTTATGAGAAGACTCGGTGGCGAGCAGATGTCGATCTTCGACGAAGCCGTTGATCCCAGAGAACAGGAGACGGACGGCGAGAATGTTACCGAAGGAGGTCCTTACCTCGGAGCTCCCGAAGGTAAAACTCTGTATCTCGAAGCCTCGTATGAGGAGTGCGATGACACCGAGCGCAGAGAGGAAGAACTCTCTGCTTTGAAGTGGCTCTCGATGTTCATTGGCAGAAAGATGAAGATTGTCGAGTCCAACGGAACCTACACCGTGAGAACCGATACCAACGAGGTCGTTCTGACATCCGCTGATAGTATGTTCCACGTTGACGCAGAGATCCTCGAAGAGCACCTCGACCACGAAATCAACTGTCTCGGATTTTACAGCGAAGCAACCGCCAACCAGAGCGGAAGCCTTGAAGCCGTGGAGTTCAAGTGTCTCGACTGCGACGAGGTGATTTACGAGTACCCCTCTTCGGCAGACGGTGAAGCTGAGTACGAGGGCGAGCCTGACATCGCGGAACCTGACCTCGACGATGACGAGCTGATGGAATACGACGAGCCGGAGCTCGACTGAAAGGACGGAATGAAAGATGGCAAATTTGAATCTCAATAAGGTTATCTTGGGCGGACGAATTCCGAACGACCTTGAACTGAAGCAGACAACGAGTGGAACATCGGTCATCACGTTCTCGATCGCTGTCAATCGCAGAGGAACAAAGCAGGGAGAACAGCAGCAGGCGGACTTTATCGAGGTCAAGGCTTGGAAACAGACCGCAGAGTTTGTTAGCAGATATTTCCGCAAAGGTTCCTCCATCTGCATTGTAGGCGAGCTGAAGACTGATTCGTGGGTAGATCAGCAGACCAATCAGAAGAGATATAAGACGTATGTGAACGCCAACGAAGCTATGTTCGTTGATTCCAAAAACGACGGAGATGGCGCAGATCAGGGTGGATACAATTCGTATGCTACCGCCGCTCCTGCACCGAACTTTGAAAACGTCAACGAAGACGAAGATTTACCCTTCTAAACGGAGGTAGGTATGGAAAAGACCAAAATAGAATGGTGCGATAGCTCGTGGAATCCTGTAACCGGATGCTACCACGACTGCGAGTATTGCTACGCAAGAAAGATCGCAAACCGCTATAAAGGTTGCCACGAAGCTCCTGACGGTGTTGCCCCAAGCAACATCGTCACAGTTTCGGAGAGATTGAAGGCGACCACACAGAGTGGAGAGATCAGAAACGCGGCGTATCCGTTTGGATTCACGCCGACTCTCCACGAATACAGGCTTTCGGACCCGTACACGAAAGGATTTGGCAAGAATATCTTTGTGTGCTCGATGTCTGATATGTTCGGCGATTGGGTTCCCGACGAATGGATCGAGAAGATCTTCGAGGCCTGTAAGAAAGCTGATAACCACCGGTATCTGTTCCTCACAAAGAACCCGAAACGCTACGCAGACCTTGCGGCAGCAGGAAAGCTCCCGAAGGGAGATAACTTCTGGTACGGATCGACAGTAACATCGCCCACCACGAAGGTGTTTTGGAGCGACGAATACAATACGTTCGCAAGCGTCGAGCCTATCCTCGAACCGTTCGAAGAAGTCGAAGGGTGTGAGGACTTCGCAAAGAGAATCGGATGGGTGATTCTCGGGGCAGAGACCGGCAACAGAAAAGACAGGGTTATCCCCGAGCGTTCGTGGATAGAGCCCGTTGTAGAACAGTTCCACAAATACGGCAAGCCTGTCTTTATGAAGGACAGTCTGATACAGATTTGGGGAGAAGATTTGATAACCGAATTTCCTTGGAAGGAGTGAACCTATGAAAGTGAGAATACCTCCAAGCAAGTTTATGTCGAAAAAGCAGATCAAGGCGAGAGATGAAGAAATCGGCCGTCAGATCGTAGAGCGAGACAGAAAATTTGCTATGGAGAACGATGCTATGGTTTTGTGGATGATACACATAACCCACAAGCACGGCAAGAAAAGGCTTCGTAGGTTCTTCGATACCTGCTTCGAGGAGCACGAAAGGTTGAGAAATAATTTTCAGTTTTCCAATGACGAAATGGGCTGGCTTTATTCGAGGCTGCTCAAAGACATAGGTGTTGACATAGAAGCGTGGTACGCTGAAAAGCTCGGCGAACACAAGGAGTAAAAACGAAAAGCGGAAAGGGGTGAGAGGAGACCGAATGCAAGCCACAGAACCAAAGAAATACACAGTCGATGATGTGAAGGAGATCCTGCGAGACTATCGAGATTCCGAGAAGGATATTGATATGCAGATCGAACGTCTCGACCGTATAGAAATGAAACTGAAGAGCATCGGTTCCCCGAGCCTATCCGGAATGCCGCGAGATCCGAGTCCTTCGAACAGTCGAATGGCTGATATGATCGCAACCAAGATTGACCTTGAAGATGAAATCAAGAGATCGTTCGAGGAGCTGAAAGCGAAGAGAAAGTCGATAGAGTCGATTATCTCGAAGCTGAGGCACTCGGAGGAAAGAGCTGTGATAAGGTTGAGATACATAGACGGGATGGGATGGGATGAAGTCCTCGACGTTCTGTTCGGTGGTAAAGCTGATTTTCTCGACAAAGAGGAATCCTACAATAGACGTATGTATATGATACACGGTTCCGCCCTCTCCAATATGGCTCACGTCTTGAATGACGGTGGCACCTGTGCTTGAATCAGAAGGGGCGTACCTGAACGGTGCGTCCCTTTCATCAATGTTTCCGAATATTTTTGGAAAATTTTGAAAAAATATTCGAAAACCTATTGACTTTTGGAGGTAGGCGGGTATAATAAAGTCACAGTTAAAACATACCAATCGGCAATGAAAGCGGGCGAAAATCAATGAAATGGATTAGATGGAGCAGATACTCGGACTCGGCAGTGATCGAGACAGGCGAGATGCCACCGAAGGACCTCCCGGCAATTCTCAAATCATACGGAGAACAGGCAAGGGAATTGCTCGTAAAGAACGGCGCGGATCACGTAGTATATGCAGTGATCGAATACACGCCAGAGAGCGAGATGAAAGAAGTTCAATTCTATATGCTCGAATTAGACGACAAAACATTCCAAGAGCGTGTGAACCTGATTACAGATTCCGTGGTATATGCAGTACACAAAAGATAAGGAGAATAAGAAAATGACAATGATCGAAAAAGCAAAAGCAGAACTTGCTTCCATCGAGGAAGCACTCGAATACGAATACCTCAACGGCAGAGCGGACCTCAAATGGTATACATACCTCCTCAGACAGAGAAAGCTCCTGAAGAAATTCATCAGACAGTACGGCAAGATCGAGGCTCAGAAGACCGCAAGCAGCGAGAAGTTCGCGAAGACCTTTAAGTTCTACCCCGAAATCGAAAAGAAATCAGAGGTTTGATTGCAATGACCGAGCAGATCAGTTGGAGCATTACATACGTTGAAAAGGGCGAGGAGCGCGTCCTGAAGCTCTCTGGCACACCGAAGGATGCAGAGACCGCGATCGCAGTAATCGAAGGCAAGCACGGAAGGGTTGTCAAGATCGAGAACTCGAAGGGCTCCGTTTATCACCCTCTCGCAAAGAAGGAGGCGTAATATGAACAGAACGACCTATGTTTACCCCGGAATGTTCTTCATCAGCCCGGAAGAAGCGCGAGAAATTCTCGAAGACGGATGCACTTGCTTCCGCCTGAATGACGATAACTCGGAGTCGATGTTACACGATGCGAAAGAAGTTGAAGACGGTTTCGCATACGGATACGAGATCGAGGGCTTTGATTTTGACCGTTACTTCGAAAACAGAATCGACGAGGAAGGAAATGTTTTGTTTAGTCACGGAACCGACGACGTGGATGCGTTGCTTGACATAGCTGAAGAGTTCCTGTATTTTGCATCGCAAGGAGGTACGCTTCGCCAGACGATGAAAGATGGCGCGGCAATGATGGTGCGCAGAATCAGAGATTCAAAGGCATCGGGTAATGAGCTCCAAAAGAAGACGATGTTCGGGGCTTGTATCCGATACATCAATGCTATAACCCCGTTTGGTTGGAGATTCGGCGCATTCGCCAATAACGGTCTTGATTACGTCTTTCAAAAGGAGCCTACGGTATGAAAGTAAGAGACTTGATACCCATTGTATCGCCCGAAAGAACCCTTTGGGTGGAAGGAAAGGACGAACGCGGAATCGACGTAGGGACACCCGGCTACTTGAACCCCGAAACGCTCGAATTGGAGATTGACCTCTTGTACCCTGCGGTTGTGAAATCGCTCGGAGGCGTGAACGTCATCTGCGTCAGAATAAAGGAGAATGAGGATGCGGAACAGAAATAAGAAGCTCTCGTACTCGGAACTTCTGATGGAGTGTATGAAACGAGGAGTTCAGGTACACGGACCTGACGGAAAATTGAAGCGACAACCGGTGCTTGAAAAAGAGTTGCTCGGTGCGCTTGAAAAAGAAAAGGCTTTGCTCGAAAGAATGAAAAGATTTGCAGAAAGGAACTCAAAGAAATGAAGTATTTGACAGACAGAACAGAAATCGCGATGGCGATGAATTTCGGAAAGTATCCCGTCCTCTACATCGACGTGGAAACCCCGATTGAAGGATATAGCGGATTGTACCGTGGATGCGATATGCGACTCGCTTGGGACGATCCTCGCGCGAGATACAAGGATATGTGTTGTGAAGGACACCTGCTCCTGTGCGACGGCAAGCTCGAAATGTCGAACAACGCGGGCTGCCTGAAAGCGAGCTTCGGCAGAGAGGACGTGATCGAGATGCAGCACTGGGCGAATACGCCCATCGTTCACAAGGGTCAGACGGTCATAGTCGTCAAGGACAGACCTAAGCAGAGAGTGTGTCACGTCGAGGTGATGAAGGTTTCGGACTACATCGACATCCATTGCCAGACGTGTTGTAGATTCGTTGAAGTGCCGGAGGATTTTGAGGTATGAACACACAGATAGAAACAAGACCGCTGAAGCAGCGGATTTGGGACAGATACAAGGAGAACTGTTCGCTCGATTTTCACCTGCACAACGAATTGCTTGCGCTCTCTTGTTCTCCTGAAGATCTTGCAAGCGACGGAGATCCTGAAACCTGCGGATTCAACGAGGTTCTGTTCGCGGTCGAGAAAGACTGGCTGATTACTCACCTGAACCGCACCACCAATGAATATTGGACGGCTGATAAGGTCAAGAAGTGGCTGAAAACCGAATACACCTCGGAGGAATCGAGCGCGATATTCAAGGTAGCCATCACCCAAAGAGCAGTCGTAATGCTCGAATTCAATTAAGGAGGAACGATATGACAAACGATGTGAAGATTTTTGCAGAAACCCTCGAAGACGAGGCGAAAGAGCAGATTCGAAAACTCGCATTGCATCCTGTGAGCGATTGCTCGAAAATCAGGATTATGCCCGACGCACACGCGGGAGCGGGTTGCACCATCGGAACGACGATGACGATTACCGACCGTGTTTGTCCTAACCTTGTAGGAGTTGACATCGGATGCGGAATGCTCGCAGTCAACCTTGGCAGAATCGAGCTCGACTATTCGAAGCTCGATAAGGTCATCAGATCGCAGATTCCATCGGGAATGCTCATCCGAACGGAGCCCGTCGAGGATTTTGATTTCCACGGGATCAGATGCCCGAAAGCAAACATCGAGAGGGCGAAGCTCTCTCTTGGTACGCTCGGAGGGGGAAACCATTTCATCGAAATCGACAAGGATTCCTGCGGAAACCTTTGGTTGATTATCCATTCGGGTAGCAGACATCTCGGCTTGGAAGTTGCGAACTACTATCAGGACCTCGCATACAAAACGACGGCTGCACCGCCCGCAGATCTCGTCAAGACAGTGGTGGAAGAGCTGAAGGCACAAGGCAGGCACAGCGAAATTCAGGCAAAACTCGAAAGCATCAGGGAGACGAGAAAGAAATCGGTCATCGACAAGGACTTGACGTTCCTGACCGGCTCCGACCTCGATGACTACCTCAACGATATGGGTATCGTTCAGGAGTTTGCGAAAGCGAACAGGGAAGCAATAGCAAAGCAAATTATGAGTGCTATGGGACTTTCTTCGGTTCGCCAATTCCATACCATTCACAACTACATTGACCTGCAAAACAAGATTTTGAGGAAGGGAGCGGTATCCGCGCAGTGCGGCGAGGAGCTCGTAATTCCGATGAATATGAGAGACGGCGTTTTCCTCTGTGCCGGTCTTGGCAACCCTGACTGGAACTACTCTGCACCGCACGGAGCAGGACGCATTATGTCCCGGAAGAAAGCGAAGGAGACGATTTCCGCAGAGGAGTATCAGCTCTCGATGGAAGGCATC